GGCGAGGCGGGGGAACGAGCGCGCGCTGAGGGGTGGGATAGGGTCGGTATTATCTGCGCCGATTTTCGCGCCGCTGCGCCTCGCTGCTGCGTCGTTTTCGGTTCGCCGTGGTGGTTTGAGGCAAAAGAAAAGCCCCTGCCAGCGGGCTGCTGAGGGGCTTACGTGCGGTGTGGTCAGTTGCGGCCGTGCTGGCCGTTCCACGGTGGTGGTGGGTGTGTCCGGGCTGGCGTCAGATTGCTGCCTGCAACAGTGCGTAAGGGTTGAAGCGCACCACGTCGATCCCCAGCCAGTCGTTTAACTCTTTCAGGCTTTCTTGTATCGGGGCCAGTTCGTTGATGGAAAACACCTTCGCCGCTTTCTCTACGTCGCCGAAGCCACCGGAGTTATTCGGCATTACCCCCATCAGAACGGGCGGCACACGGTGCGCGGCTAACAGGTCGTCGCGGGTGGCGTCTTTGATGCCGGTAAACTCATCCTTCGCCGCCACCTGGCTGAACGGCATAATTTGCAGGCCGTCTTTTTTCCCGCCCGCCGCGTAGACAAACAGGTTTTTAAAAGCACCGTTGCCGCGAGCATCTTTCAGCGACTTTTTAAGCTTTTCCACATCGTTATTATTCGCCACCGGGTCAGTGAGGTAGACGATCACACCCGCATGACTGCCGTTAATGTAGTAGTTGCGGCGGAACACCGTTGCTTCACCGTTCAGCATGGCGCTTTGTAGCGCGGCCAGATATTCCGGCGCGCCGTAGATCTCCTGGTGCGGGCTGGGGTTCTTGATCTGGCAGACGCTGCCCGGTTCGAACGCGTGATCGTCAACGTAGCGCGGAACAAACCAGAATTGAGCCGGGTCTATGCCGCGCCGCGTATATTTCGCCTGGCTGTGCCGCAGTTCAATCGGCTGGCCGAGTCGGTTGCGGCGGCATTCCATGTAACAGTTACCGAAAATTAAATAATCCTGCACCCAGGCGGTGAACTCCTGCCGGGTCAATAGCGGGTGTGGTATGTAGCAACTGGCGATAACATTGCGTTTAAATATCAGCGGTGACTGGTGATAGGCGGCAACGTCGAACATGCGCGCAAGCCCGTAGGGGCTGATCGGTGGTTCATACCAGCGGCCATTGTTATGGCATTCGAGGCACTCCATAAGAGACGCGCGATCGTTGACTGCGATCGGGTCGCCAAAGCTGAAAGATTCCACGCTTTCCAGCGGGGTGGCTGCGTTGCTGGCCGTGCTGGCTGGCGCAGCAGTTGGCGCCCTGAATTTCTTTTTGCCGCTCAATTAAAACTCCTCCACAAAACTGCCGTTATCGCCGGTCACTTCCGCGCCGATCGGTTCGTTGTAAATGCCCTGCATAGTTGCCCATGCCAGATCGCCGTGATTGCTACCACGGGCGCGATCGGACTGGTAGGTAATAACGCCGCCAGCGGTGACTTTACGCACGGTCATAAACGACTGTGCGAGATCCATCATTCCGGCGTCGAACTCAAAGCGCCCGGCGCGAATGACCATCAACATTTTGAGCACCATCGACCGCTTAAGAACCGGTGAATAGTTGTATTTAACCGCCTGCGGGAAGAACTTGATCACCAGTTGATAAACTGCATCGCCGATCCCCGTGCCGTCGATAGCAATGTGCTGCACGTTGTAGCGGGTGGTGATCTCTTTAATAAAATTGGCCTGCTCTTCGTACTCCATGCCGCGTAACTGGTGGCGCTCTACCACGCGGAACTTACCACCCGGCACGGCTGGCGGGGCCAGCACAACCAGCCCGGCGCTGTCGCCTTTGCCGCTGCTGCCGTTGGGGTCATAGCTAACCCAGACAGGGCGATTACCCAGTGGGCGGGGTGCAAACGGGTTCCAGTCCGGCCACGCGTCCGGCATGTAGCCATCAACGCCGCAGCCCAGAATTGCGTTGTAGTCGAAGGCGCGTTCCCCGGCTTTAACGAACATGCAGCCATACAGGTTGGCGTATTCGTCGGGGGAGTTTTCGTTACGGATTTCATCGGTATCAACCAGATCGAAGCCGAGCTTCACGGCGTCTTCCAGCGTGACTATCTGGCGCCAGATGTTATCCCCGCATAGCTTGCCGTTTTTCAGTGCCTTATAACTGGTGTCGATATCCACCCGATCGGAGCGGCGGCGGTTTTTATTGAACTGATCGCCAGTCCAGAAAGGATAGGCTTCATGTTCTTCACTGGAAGGCGTCGAAAAGTAGGTGCGGCGCAGTCCTTTTTGTGTCGCCATGCCTGCGGCCACTGAGCGCAGTTTGATGAAATTACTGATCCAGAAGGCTTCATCCAGGTACAGATCGCCGGTGTAGCTCTGGGCCGTCGCGGCGGAGGTGCCGAGAAAATACAGGATCGCACCGTTGCTTAACTCAATGGCATCACCGCCCTTAAGTTCTACTCCTATTTCCCTTGCCAGCTTCTGAATGAATCGCTTGAACTGGAACGCCTGGGCGCGGCTGGCTGACAGGAATATCTGGTTATTTCCGGTTTCCAGCGCACGCAACAGCGCTTCGCGGGCAAAGTACCAAGTGGCACCAATTTGGCGCGATTTGAGGATAAAGCGGTTGCGTCGGTTCCACTGTTTGAACCAACGTTTTTGATGCTCGTAGAGCGAATCAAAGACTAGGGCGCGAAGCTGGGTTATCTGTTCTTCGGTGAAATGGTTTTTCGGGGTCTTCGCCTTCTTCTCTTTCTCCTGGTCGCGTCGCTCATGGCGTTCAAAGCGGTCAAGCTGGCGCGCCAGCAGGTCAATTTCTTTGAAGTCCTTCGGTGTTTTGTCGTCCTTTTCCACTAGGCGCAGGTAACGAACATGCGTGCGATCCTGCACCCGCTGCATGGGGGTGGCTTTATCCCATTCATAGCGGCGGCGCCAACTGTAGATCGTGTTAATACTCACCCCGATTTCCTTAGAAATCTGAGTGATGCTAAACGCCTGCCAGTAGAGGCTTTTGGCTTTTGTGCTGAGGTCTTCGGCTGTATTCATGGCAACAGGCTATCGCGCTCGCGCGCGCAACAATATCGCCGCTTGTTGTCGCCTGAGTCCGACAAAGTGAAGGCTTTGCGCCTTCCGGCTGCAAAGGGAATGATTGGGGCACTGGTTAATATCAATCGCTTACCAACCCGGAGCTTTGTCACCATGCCAATGACAAATTTTTTCCGCGCCGCAGTAGAGGGCGCAACCTGTGACGGCCGCGTGCTGGAACGTCAGCACATCACCGAAATGGCCGAACAGTACGATCCCCAGGTCTATGGCGCCCGCGTCAATCTGGAGCACATTTTAGGCTGGTCGCCGACAAGCGATTTCCGCGCGTATGGTGATGTGGTCGAGACTAAAACCGAAGAGATTGCCGAAGGCCCGTTAAAGGGCAAGCTGGCGCTTCTGGTAAAGGTGGACGCCACGGATGAGCTGGTCGAACTGAAGAAGAAACGCCAGAAAATCTACCATAGCATTGAGGTGCATCCGTCCTTCGCAGACACCGGCAAAGCCTACCTTATGGGGCTGGCCTGTACTGATAACCCGGCGAGTCTGGGCACCGAAATGATGAAGTTTTGCACCCAGAATGCCAGCGCCAACCCACTGGCCGCGCGTCACTACGCACCTGAATGCTTTTTCACTGAAACCCTGGAATCGTCTCTTGAATTTGCGCAGGAAGAGCCGCCAGCGTCCGACAACGGGAAGAATTTCTTCTCCCGTATCAAGGAAATGCTGACCGGAACCCGCCAACACTTCGATCGTGAAAATGGTGATATTCGCCAGGCGGTTGAACTGGTAGCGGAAAGCCAGGGTGAATTGCTGGACAAGATGGAAAAACTGAGCGCAGGGCAGCTTAAGAACAAGCAGACCGCCGAAGCGGTGGATAAGTTGCGCTCTGATTTCGACGAGTTGAAAGCGCAGCTTTCTACCCAGGATGCCAGCAAATACCGCCGCCCGGAAGCGACCGGCGCAACTGAAAAATCTAACGCCCAGCTTGCTGACTGCTGATCGCCGTCAGTAACAAAGGAACAGTACAGGAAAAATAACTATGCGTAATTCTACCCGTGAATTGTTTGATGCGTATCTTGAGCGACAGGCCGAACTCAATCACATCAACAAATCCCACGTAACAAAGGCGTTCAGCATTGATCCGAGCGTTGAGCAGACGCTTGAAGACAAGGTGCAGCAGTCTTCCGAAATGTTGAAGAAGATTAATATCTACGGCGTTAACGATCAGTCCGGTGAAAAAATCGGTTTGGGTGTGAGCGGCCCGATCTCCAGCACCAACAATTCCACCACCGATCGCCGCCAGCCTGTTTCCGTCACTGCGCTGGATTCGAACAAGTACATCTGTAATAAGGTGAACGCGGATACTTTTGCTTCATATGCGCAGCTTGATGCCTGGGCTAAATTCCCGGATTTCCAGCAGCGTCTGAGCAATCAGATCATTCAGCGTATCGCGCTTGACCGCATCATGATCGGCTTTAACGGAACCAGCTATGCGGATAAGTCCGACCGCAACGCCAACCCGCTTTTGCAGGATTGTGGTATCGGCTGGCTGCAACAGTACCGCGCAAACGCGCCGCAACGTGTCATGAAAGATATCACCGTGACCAGCCGCGACGATTCCAACCAGGTGATCGCTAAAGGTGATTACGGTAACTACGATTCGCTGGTTTATGACGCAGTTAACTCACTGATGGACGAGTGGTACAAAGATTCGCCCAATCTGGTGGTGATCACCGGTCGTAACCTGACGGTTAGCCGTTCGTTCCCAATCATCAATGCCGTAAGCACCAATAACCCGAACTCCGAAGCGCTGGCCGGTCAGTTGATCGCATCGCGTAAGACGATCGGCAACCTGCCTTCGTTCATCGCGCCTTTCTTCCCTGATGGCAGCATGTTTATCACTTCGTGGGAAAACCTGTCGATTTACTGGCAGGAAGGTGCGCACCGCCGCCGCATTGTGGAAGAGCCGGAGTATAACCGCGTCTCAACCTACAGTTCGTCAAATGATGCCTATGTTGTTGAAGATTACGGCTTCGGCTGTCTGATCGAAGGCATTACCGCCGCCGAACCAGCACCGGCATCATAAATCAGCGCAGGCCAGCTAACTGCTGGCCGCTTTGGGGGCATCATGTTGACACCTGCTCAACAACATTTTAACCGCGTGATGGCTGAACGCCGCCACGCCAGCCGTGAGCCGTCGCAGCTTGAAATGACGGCCTACGAAACCATGCTTCACCGCCTGCGACTGGATAAAGCCCGTTTGAGCCGTGTCCAGTCCCAGAAGGCTAAAGCAGATTTAAAACGCGAACTGCTGCCGGACTATCAGCCGTGGATTGAAGGCGTACTTACGACAGATTCCGGCCAGTCTGACGACGTGTTAACCACCGTCATGATCTGGTGCTGTGACTGTGGAAACATCGCCGAAGCCCTGCGCATTGGTCAGTACGTATTGCGCCATAAGTTGCCGATGCCGGATCAGTATCGCCGCACCACCGCCACCGTACTGGTGGAAGAAATTTGCGATCCCGTCCTGGCTGCATTCAAAGCTAACCCGGCTGTTGCGCCGGTCGCCGCTGACCTGCTGGAAGCATTAAGGGGCTTAACCCTGAACGAAGATATGCCGGATGAGGTGCGCTCAAAGCTGCTTAAGGCGCTGGGATATACGCTGCGCCTGACCGACAACGTTGAATCGCTTACCGCTGCGGTTGAATACCTGCGTCAGGCGGCGGTGTTGAACCCGAAAAAAGCAGGTGTAACCCGTGATATTGAGCTTCTGCAACGTGCGCTTAAGAAGTCCGGGCAACCTGCTGACGGTGACGGCGCAGACGTAAAGCCAGAAGCAAACAGTACCGAAACCCAGACGGCAACGCCGCCAGCGCAGCCAAAAGCGAAGCGGGAAACCAAAAAGCCCGTCGCTAAAAGTAAGCCGGCAGCGAAGAAAAAAACCACGACAGCCCGCCAGAAGGCGGCGTCATAACCGAACGTGCCCCCGCGCACCCAGGCGGCACGGTAGGCGAAAACAGGCAACGCCGTGTCTTCGTCCTGCCGTCCACCGCCTGACTTATACGGAGTAGAGATCATGAGTCTGGTAGCCACTGAGCCAGTACGGCCACCATCCGATCCAATGCCTGATGATGGCGGTGCGAAAGTGGAAAGCCTGCCATTCTGGCCGGTTATTTCGCTGGCTGAACTACGCCGCGCGATGCGTCTTGATGGGCAGGTGACAACCGATCGCTTGATGTCGAGAACGGTGGAAGCGGTGGCCCATGTTAATGATCAGCTTTTCCTGTGGTGCCAGGTGCAGATTGATGCGGGATATGAGTCATTGGCAGAAATTCCGGCCAGTCAGGTGAATGGCACTTCCGTGAAGGTATGGCGCTATAAAAATGCAGTGTATTCACTTACTAAGGCGCTGTTGATTGAAGGCTACCGCGATATTGACACCACCAGTAAAGGCGAAGACCACGCGGCGGCATTGAGCACGCAGATCGATACGCTGTGGCGGGATGTGCGCTGGTTAATCCGTGATATCCAGGACGAAAGCCGGGGCCTGGCGGAGTTGGTGTAATGAACGTTCAGGCGCAGCAAAACGACACGATCGACCTGCTTTGCTGGCGCTATTACGGCAGAACAGCAGGCGTTACCGAAGCGGTGATCGATGCCAATAAGGGCATTTCCGCCGCCACTGAGTTGCAGGCCGGGCAGATTGTCTACCTGCCAGAGATCCAGCCGCCAGCCCAGCGGGAAACCGTGCAGCTATGGGATTAAGGGGGAGGGCATGCACGACACACCACCGGGACTATTCGAACAAACAATGAAATGGATCGCCACTTATCTGCCAACGCTTTACGCGGCTGGTGCGGCGCTGAGTATTTCGGCGCTAATGAGCCTTTACGATGGGCAGTCTTTGCTTAAAACCGCCACCGGATCGCTGGTATGTGGGATTGTCACGCTTGCTGTGGCCGGTTCGCTGGAATATCTGGGGCTTCCGTCCAACGCAGTAACATTCGTGGGCGCCTCAATCGGATTTATGGGTGCGGATAAAGTCCGCAACAAAGTTACCGGGTTTATCGAAAACCGAATCGGAGGGATGAAAGGTGGAGATGAGTAGTAACGGCATCAACATGCTGAAAGGCTTTGAAGGGTGCAGGCTGGCCGCTTATCAGGATTCTGTAGGCGTCTGGACGATCGGTTATGGATGGACTCAACCTGTCAACGACGTGCCGGTTGGTAAGGGCATGACTATTACGCAGGAAACTGCCGATAGCCTGTTGTGTAGCGGTCTGGTGCAGTATGAAAAAGGCGTTACGGGGCTGGTTAAAGTCACCATCAATCAAAATCAGTTCGATGCGCTGGTTGATTTTGCCTACAACCTGGGCGTAAAGGCGCTGGAAGGTTCCACACTGCTGAAAAAGCTGAATGCTGGCGATTACGCCGGGGCTGCGGCTGAGTTTCCAAAATGGAATAAAGCAGGCGGCAAGGTGTTGCCGGGGCTGGTTAAACGTCGGGAAGCCGAGCGCACGTTATTTCTGGCCTGATCATTTTTAACTGTGCTGGCCGTGCGTATCGAGCGCGGTCATTTTTGATAGTGCTCCAGCACGTCCGGTAATGACAGTGCGCGCTGGCGAGAGGTTTAGGGATGGGGTTGTCACGCTGGAAAGTGGTAGTTTGTCTTGTGCTGGCCGCTGCTGCTGTATGGGGTTTTAGCCACTGGCGTTACAGCGCCGGTTACAGTGATGCCGATCAGCACTGGCGTGAAAAGTGGGCGCAACGTGATGCACGCGACGCCACCGCGCAGGCGCAAAGGCAGGCTGAGGCTAGGGCAGAAGAACAACGCCGACAAGGTGAAATTGATGCGATCAGAAAACAAGCTAGCCAGCAGCTTGCTGGCGTGCAGGCTGATGCCGATCGTGCCCGTGCTGCTTCTCGTGGGCTGCACGACAGGGCCGACAAACTCGCTAGGCAACTGGCAGACAGTGAACGCGCCTGCGGTGCCGGAACTCCCGGCAGAAGCGAGGCAGAAACCAGCGGCGCCGTACTGCTCGCCGACCTGTTCCGCCGCGCTGACGATCGAGCGGGGCAACTGGCAAAAGATGCTGATGAAGCAAGAGCCAGAGGATTAGCCTGTGAGGCTGCTTATGATGCGGTTAAGTCCGGGAGGGGTAAGTAATGCTTAAACCCGATTTACTGCGCCAGATGATAAGCCAGCATGTGCCTTGGCTGCGCGATAATCCCGATAATCTGGCTGTTTACCTGCGTAAAGGCCGTATGGTCAGCACTGGCCAGCGTGCTGCTGCGTTTGAGTATCGCTATACGCTGGAAGTGCTGGTGATGGATTACCCTGAATCTCTGGATACTATCAGCGTGCCGGTGCTGGCATGGGCGCGCTTATATCAGCCTGATCTGTTGTTTAACCCGGACAGGCAGCAGAACGGCATAACATTCGAAGCCGATATTCTGAGTAATAGCACGATGGACGTGCTGATCCAGATTCAGGCTGATGAAGCGGTGATCGTCACCCGTGAAGATGGTGAGATCGTCACCCGTCACCGCGCTGACCCTGCACTGGGGCCAGAAATTAGCGCGTGGTCACTGGTATTTGTTGATGAGGTCAGCGGCGAAACATGACAGGACAACAAACCGATCCCCTCTTCCAGCAGTTAGACGACTGGCTAGCCCGCGTGGCCGCGCAGCTTTCGCCGGGGCACCGTCGCAAGCTGACGCGCGATGTTGCGATCGGTCTACGTAAGCGCCAGCAAAAGCGTATCGCCAGCCAGAAGAACCCCAGCGGTGAAAGCTATCAGGCCCGCCGCCGCAAAATCCTGCGAACCCAAGGCGGGATAAAATTCATATGGAATGATGAGGCCAGGGAGTTACGCAACTGGCGAACCACGGGCAGGGGTGAGCACCGCGCAATCACCGGCTATGACGTTGATCGCGGTGCCCTGCGCACGTTCTATAAGCGCGATATCCAGCGCTATATTGAAATCAATCTCAACCAGTCAAAGCAAAACCGCACCAGAAAGGATCCAATGTTCCGCAAGCTGCGCACCGCGCGCTTTCTTAAGGCTTACGGTACGAGCGGCATAGCCGTGGTTGGCTTTCAGGGGCATACCGCCGAAATTGCCAGCGTTCACCAGTACGGTGAAGTCGATAACGTGGTGCCGGGTGCCCGTGCGCGCTACCCGGTGCGTGAACTCCTGGGCATGACCGAGGGGGATTTAGACTGGCTGGCCGATACTGTTGTCGCCTTCATGCAAGAGATTTGATTGTCACCAACCCGCCACAATGGCGCCGCGTTGTTTGCGCGCGCGCGACTCCTGATACTGACTGCATAACCCAAAAGCCGAAACGGTCGTAAAGCCTGCTACCGGGTGGAAGCGACGCCGGACAGCGTAACCGGCACCACGGGAAACAGTCAGCACTATGAATTTAAACGAACTCTACCGCCTTATCTGCAATCTCGCCCGCGTTGGCACCGTGCTGGAAGTGGATACGGAAAAGTATCTTGCACGCGTCGAAACCGGCGAGAACAAAACCGACTGGATCCGCTGGGCGGTGCCGCGCGCCGGTGAAGCCGTGACGTGGTGGGCGCCGACAGTGGGAGAACAGGTTTATATTTTGTGCCCCTGCGGTGAGATGGAAACGGCATTCATTGCCGGAAGCCTTTACAGCGAAGGCGCACCGCCGCCAGATGCTGGCGCTACCACCTGCGTGATCCTGCACCCGGATGGCGCCCGTATCTCATATGACCCGGAGGCCAGTGCGCTGGTTGTCAGCGGGGTAAAAACGGCAAGCGTCACCGCGTCGGAATTCATTACCGCCACCGTGCCGGTGGTAACGGTCAAAGCAGATACGCGCATTACCATGGACACGCCGGAAGTGGTCTGCACCAACAAGCTGATCACCGCCACGCTGGAAGTGCAAAACGGCGGGGAAATGAAGGGCAACATTACCCATTCAGGCGGATCGCTTTCGTCTAATGGTGTCGTTGTCCATTCGCACAAACATAGCGGCGTTCAGTCCGGTGGCAGTAATACAGGTGGCCCGGTATGAGTACAGTCCGTTACAGCGGCATGAATGCCGGTTCAGGCCATGCCATCACCGACAACGAGCATATAGCGCAGTCTATCGGCGATATTCTGTTAACGCCGATCGGTTCCCGTGTAATGCGCCGTGCTTACGGTTCGCAGCTTTTCAACCTGATAGATCAGCCGGTCGATAACGCCATAACGAAGCTGCGCGTTATGTCTGCCATCTACAGCGCCCTGTATTTATGGGAACCGCGTATCTCTCTGACCAGTATCACCCTGAGCGCGCCGGGTGCCGGTCGGCTGGTTGCCACTATCCAGGCCAACCGCACCGACAATCAGACGCCATTTAACGCCGATATTACATTGAGGGGCCAGGCATGAGCGGCACGATCGATTTATCGCAGTTACCGCCGCCCGTGGTGGTAGAACCGCTGGACTTCGAAACGCTTTTCGCGCAGCGCAAGGCCGCATTTATTGCGATGTACCCGGAAGACGAGCAGGAAGAGATCGCCCGCACGCTTGAGCTTGAATCGGAGCCGATCACCATGCTGCTGGAAGAGAATTGCTATCGCGAATTGCTGTTGCGCCAGCGGGTGAATGAAGCGGCCCGCGCGGTGATGCTGGCTTATTCCACGGATAGCGATCTGGATAATCTGGCGGTCAATTTCAACGTTGAACGTCTGACCATTCAGGAAGAAGACGACAGCGTTACTCCGCCAATTGAAGCCGTGGTGGAGTCAGACGCGGATTTACGCACGCGTACCCAGCAGGCTTTTGAAGGTCTGAGCGTGGCCGGGCCAACGGCGGCGTATGAGTTTTGGGGGCGTTCGGCTGACGGGCGCGTAGCTGATATTTCGGCGGTCAGTCCTACGCCTGCCTGCGTCACCATTTCGGTGCTGTCGCGCGAGGGTGACGGAACGGCCAGCGATGATCTGCTTTCCGTTGTCGCTGCCGCCCTGAACGATGAAGAGGTGCGCCCGGTGGCCGACAGGGTAACGGTGCAGTCTGCGGACATTGTGCCGTACCAGATTGATGCAACGCTTTACATCTATCCGGGGCCGGAAGCTGAACCCGTCCGGCAGGCATCGGAGCAGCAGTTACAGGCGTATATTACCGCGCAGAATCGCTTAGGGCGCGATATCCGTATTTCTGCTATCTACGCCGCCCTGCACGTCGAAGGCGTCCAGCGCGTTGAACTGGCGCAGCCTGTTGCGGATATCGTGCTGAGTGACTACCAGGCATCGCACTGCACCGAATACACCATAACGGTGGGTGGTTACGATGAGTAATGACTTGTTACCACCCAGCGCCAGCCGAATGGAGCGCGTCGCCGCGCGCGTCTGCGCCTCGTTGGGAGAAGTGCCCGTGCCATTGCGCCAGTTGTGGAACCCGTGGACGTGTCGGGCTGATCTGCTGCCCTATCTGGCGTGGGCCTTCTCCGTTGATCGCTGGGATGAGGCTTGGCCGATCAGCACGAAACGAAAGGCGGTGGCCGATGCGTTCTATCTGCATAAGCACAAAGGTACTACGGGCGCCATGCGCCGGGTTGTGGAACCGTTCGGCTTCTTCATCCGGGTTAACGAGTGGTGGAACATTGATACCGCACCGGGCACCTTCACGCTGGATATCGGTGTGGAAGACCAGGGCATCAGTGAAGAAACCTATCAGGAGCTTGAACGCCTGATCGCCGATGTGAAGCCGTGTAGCCGTCATATGCTGGGAATGTCGCTTCATCTGCAAACAACCGGCGATTTGTATATCGGCGCGGGCAGTTATTCCGGCGATACGCTGACCGTATACCCGTATTTCCCTGAAACCATAGCCGTGTGCGGTGATGATTACACCGGGGCGGCAATCCATTTAATTGACACCGTGGAGATCGCAAGTGGCGACTAAATATTATGCCGTGCTAACCAATGTGGGCGCGGCGAAACTGGCAAATGCCACGGCATTGGGTGCGCAGGTTGAGATCACCAAGATGGCTGTAGGCGATGGTAACGGCGCATTGCCGACACCAAGCCCGGCACAAACGGCGCTGGTTCATGAGCTGCGACGCGCACCGCTCAATAGCCTGAGCATTGACCCGAATAACGCCAACCAGATTATTGCCGAACAGGTGATCCCCGAAGACGTGGGCGGGTGGTGGATTCGTGAAATTGGTCTGTTTGATAAAGACGGCGATATGATTGCCGTCGCCAACTGTGCGGAAACCTATAAGCCGCAGTTACAGGAGGGAAGCGGGCGCGTGCAGGTGGTGCGCATGATTCTGATTGTCAGCAGTACTGCCGCCGTGACGCTGAAAATTGACCCTTCGGTAGTGCTGGCAACCCGTCAGTACGTTGATAATAAAATTATTGAGGCGAAGAGTTATACTGACGGACTGATACTTACTCACGAACAATCGCGTAACCATCCTGATGCAACCACAGCAGAAAAGGGGTTCGTACAGCTAAACAGTAGTGTGGCGGACGAAAGAGAGTCACAAGCTGCAACCCCAAAAGCCGTAAAAATCGCAATGGATAATGCGAGTGCAAGGCTGGCTAAAGATCGCAACCTTGGCGATTTACCTAATCCAGCACTGGCACGCCAGAACCTGAGATTGGGTGACAGTTCGACTAAAAATACAGGTACAACCGCCGATACCGTGGCCGCAGGTGACGACAGCCGCATTATCAGCACCAAAAAAGCCATTGACGACACCCAAATCGGTCTTGCTGCTCAACCCGTTATGTGGGTAAGCACCGCCGATGATTTAAGTAGCCTGCCGTCTGGTGCTCGCCGGTTCGCCAGCAATAAAGCTCCGGCAACAATATTGCCGGTAAACGATTATGTTTTCCTTGAGGTGATTGCCAAGCGCGATTGCGTAGACGGTTGCACCGTTCTGATAACAGACTCAATCGGTAACGCCTGGATTGGCGCGCGTTGGGATGCAACCAATGGTTCCGGTTTTACCTGGCTTCCCCTGATGTCGTGTCCGCCCGGCGTTCCCCTTCCGTGGCCGTCTGACACCATCCCTGCCGGTTACGCCCTGATGCAGGGGCAAACATTTGATAAATCTGCTTACCCGTTACTGGCTATAGCATATCCGTCCGGCGTTATTCCGGATCTGCGAGGCTGGATAATCAAAGGCAAGCCCGCGAGCGGGCGCGCTGTGCTCTCTCAGGAGCTGGATGGCAACAAATCGCACAGTCACAGCGCCAGAGCGCAGGATACCGATCTGGGAACGAAAGGTACGTCGTCATTTGATTACGGAACGAAGAGCTCTAATACAACAGGCGGTCATAACCATTCAGCGGGCGGCACATACGGTGGTGATTCAATCGGTGGAAAAGCTCGCGTTCAGCGTGATGGCAATGACCAGTTAACAAGCTGGAATGGCGATCACGCTCATACCACATGGATTGGCCCGCACGACCATACCGTATATATCGGCCCACACGGACACGCTGTCACGGTGGACGCAGACGGTAATGCGGAAACCACAGTTAAAAACATTGCATTTAACTATATTGTGAGGCTGGCATGATTAAATTAATTCTTTCAGCACCCGTGCCAGCAATGGCCGCGGCTTTTGAACATTCTTTTCAGAATACCGAAAATGTGGAAATTATCCCCGGACTGTTTGAAACCATACCGGAATTTGACTGCATGGTCAGTGCGGCCAACAGCTTCGGTCTTATGGACGGCGGTGTGGATGCTGCTATTACGGCATATTTCGGGCCGCAATTACAGGAACGGGTACAGCAAAATATCCTCCGGGAATATCTGGGAGAACAGCCAGTCGGCACCGCCTTTGTTATTGAAACGGGTAACAGTAAACATCCGTGGCTGGTTCACGCTCCGACGATGCGCGTTCCGCTGATAATCGACGGCACCGATGCGGTTTATAACGCAACACGTGCAGCGTTATTAGCGATATTTCAGCACAATAAAAGCGCCGGGGAAGACAGGGAAATTAAATCAGTTGTATTCCCTGCGATGGGGGCCGGGTGTGGTCAGGTATCCCCGGACAGTGTCGCCCGGCAAATGAAGCTGGCGTGGGATGGTTTTATTAACTGCGCCACGGAAATTAACTGGCAATACGCCAGTGCCCGCCAGACTGCTGTATTCAGCACAACGGCATACTGTCCGTCAAAGACGTCTTGCCCGAACGCCAGAACGGAATATATCGGTTTTGGTGATTACAGAACGTATTGCAAAAAATCAGGTAACGGCTGCATCAACCCCCGTCATCAGGTTGATGATATTTATATTGGTGCGCATAGCCATGCGGTTTCCCCCGGTACTTATCCTCACAGCCACCACCTGAATACAGAATATTTATCCGGAGTAAAAAATGACGTTTAAAATGAGTGAGCAGGCACAGACAATTAAAATTTATAATCTGCGTTCAGATACGAATGAATTTATTGGGGCAGGTGATGCGTATATACCGCCACACACGGGATTACCGGCAAACTGTACGGATATTGCACCCCCTGATATTCCCGCCAGTCATATTGCGGTATTTGACGCTGAAACCGAAACGTGGAGTCTGCATGAGGACCACCGTGGCGAGACGGTTTACGACACAACAACCGGCAATCAGGTTTATATCTCCGCTCCCGGCCCGCTACCTGAAAACGTCACATCAGTTTCACCTGATGGTGAATATCAGAAATGGGATGGTAAGACGTGGGTAAAAGACGAAGCGGCTGAAACAGCGACCAGACTTCGTGAAGCTGAAGGAACCAAAAGCCGTCTTTTGCAAACAGCAGCGGAGAAAATCGCGCCGTTACAGGATGCTGTTGATCTTGGAATCGCAACAGATGATGAGAAAGCGCAACTCGACGAGTGGAAAAAATACAGGGTGTTGGTAAACCGGGTGGATACATCAAATCCTGACTGGCCGGAAAAACCAGCCTGACTGATTTGCAATAATTTATGATGTTGGGATATCGACGCTTTATAAAAAAATTTCCAGCAGCAAAAAGTGAGGGTTCCGGCACGCATGGCCGGTTCTAACCGTGCTGGCCATGCGTATCGAGTACAGTCGTTTTTAACGGTGCTGCAGCACGGTCAGTTATGGCTGTGCCGCTAGGAAGGGAAGCGGGCAAAGGCCCGCTTTTCTTATATCGAAAGGTTGGTTTTCACCAGAGAGAAGAGATCGTTGGTGGTCGTTTCAGCCAGCTTTTCCCGTATGTCCTCGCTTACCCGTTTCAGGTTGAGCGTAAAGTCAATTTTCTTTGCCTTCCCGTCATTAAAAAACTCCGTCCGGTTTTGCGTGATCTGTTCAATTACATACATGCCGTAGATCCTGCCCGTGCCTTCAATCAGGGGCCACGGGCGCCCGGAAAAAGCCATAGTTTCCAGCATGACAAGCGACACATCACCGCCGCTTATTTCGGGGTACAGCGTGCCGCTGAGTACGAACGGTTCTTCATCAGCGCCGATGAACTGATAGCGCGGGGATTTCCCCACGCGATCGTTTTTGACGTGCCGCCAGGAGTTAGTTTTATTCGCACTCTGGTAAGGTGTGGTTTGCAGTGAAAAGGGGAACATCCCCAGAATCATCATCATAATATTGCCCTTAGACGTGATCGGTCAGTTGGGAACGCTTGCGCCGGTCGGCCTGCTGCTTCGCTAACGCAAGTTCTTCGCGCACGCGCCTGATAATGGTTTCTTCATCCAGTTTCTGGCCGCTAAAGTCGAAGTTAAGGTTATATACATCGCCACCCGGCGCAGGCATCAGCGCAGCGACGGAAGTCGCAGACGGTGACGCCGAAACGGGCACCCGTGCGGCGGGCTTCTCAACCTGCCACGGAGTAACGGAAGCGATCAGCGATCCGGCCTGTTGCGTCACCCAATTGGTAAGGGATGGTAGCTGGCGCTGCGCCTGCTTAAGCGGTTCCGAATATCCGCCATGGATCGGGATATAGGGCTGCTTATTCTTGAAGACGATTTCGCCGGGGCCGTCTTTCTTCTCCGTGGTATTGGCGGCGATCTTGTCGAGGCTGCTGCTCATCTTCGGTACGATGTTGGCCGGGCCTTTGAGCGAGTTAATCAGGTTGTCTTGTTTCTTCTGCTCATCGGTTTTCTTTTTCTCTTCGGCTTTTTTGCTTTCCTTCGCGACTGCCTGTACGTCACCGGAAAAGGCGTTAACCCGGTCTGCCAGATTGTTGACCGCTTCTGGTGTCATTTGCTGCGCAACCTGCTGCGCTGATTTTGCTGCGTCGGGAATGGCGCCCAACTTTTCCAGAATCCAGCCCAGCCCTTTGGCTACGGCCTGAATGGGAAGCGTCAGCGCGCTGATTGCGGCCCCTACAACCTTGCCGAACGTTTCCCCGGCACTTGTGCAGGATGCAAGCGCTTCACTGGAAAGCTGGATCGGTTCCAACAGTTTGGTAAACCACTCCCAGACGCCGCTGATCTCTTTGCCGATACTGTCAAAAATCGGGGCCAGTGGTGCAAATACGGCGTTAAATGCCTGCGTGATAGGTTGAAGGCCAGCCATCAGCCCGGTAAAGAACCCGCTGAAAAATGCCTTAATCGGTTTCCAGAATTTAATGACGGTCACTGCTGCCGCAGCAAAGAGCGCAATCAGCCCCCAGACGGGCGCAGAAATGCCAGCCAGTAGAGTGATAAGCGGGCCGAATACCATGCGACCAGCGCTTAATAATGCCTGCATAGGCGAGCCAGCAAGCCACTGGAACGCCCCACCTAGGCGCATTACTCCGCCAGTCAGCCGCGCTATTCCTCCTTCCCCGGCCAGCGTGGTGAAGCTGAGGCGAACAAGTGCCATCGGGCCGAGCACTGCGCCGATGGACAGCATCAGTCCACCCACGACAACCAGCAGCGCGCCTATGGCGGCGGTGACTTTCATGATTGAACCAACCAGATCCGGGTTAGCCTCAACCCAACGGCGGACGCTGCCAACCACCTTACTGACGGTAAGCATGATATCCATCAGCGGATCGCGAAGGGTTTCGCCTGCGGCACTTAAGGCGTTAAGGGTGCCTGTTTTGGTGAGTTGCCATTGTGAGGAAAGAGAATCTTTGTTGATATCTGATTCCCGCTGCATGGAACCTTTAGCGGCTGTGCCCTGCGTCAGTTCTATCTGGCGGCGAAGTTCGGGCAGGTCATTGGCAAGTTTCTGCGCATCGTCTCCGAACTCTTTGCCGAAAATTTGGGTAAGAGTGGCGACTTGGTTATCGCCCAGCTTTTGGGAGGCTTCTAGGACTGAAATGATCGTTCCCATTGCGTCCACTGACATGCTCTTCTGAACTTTTTCGGCGCTGAGACCGAGGGCGTCCAGTCCTTCCATGAAGCTTTTACCCTGAACCGTTGCGATCGAGAGTTCGCGTACCATTGCATTGGTGGCACTGGCGGCAACTTCGGCGGGGGTGCCGAGCGTCAGAAAGGTGGAACCCAGAGCGGCGGCTTGCTTGTAGTCCAGTTGTTTTGAAAGCCCGCCAACACGCTGGAGAACGTCAATAATATCTGAGCCTTTCGACTTCGCGTTATCGTCCAGGTAGTTTATGGCATCGCCTAACTGCTCAATGTTTTGAACGGGTATTTTATACAGCCCGGCAATCTTTCCGAGGCTTTCAGAAAGCTGATCGGCGGGAAGTTCGAAGGCAACGGACGCCTTCGCTGCCATGCTCGCAAATCCCAGAAGGTCGGCTTTTTGTTTTGCCCAAGGATCGTTACCATTCGCAATGCCCATTCTGGCGCCGCCCTCCACTAGGGCCGCAAAATCAACAGCACCGTTTGCCATTGGCAAATTTTCGCTGGCGTCTTTAATCGCCTGCTGCATTTCTTCATACAGAGGGGTGCGGTTGCCGCTGTCGTCACGTAAGCCGTTTACCTGTTTGGCGACGCCTTTCATTGCGTCTTCAAGGCTGCTGTAGGATTTCACCGCAGCGGCGACAGGTGCGAGGGTTGTCGCCCCCACGGCGGCGGTTTTCATTCCCCCGCTCATCATCTTTTCGCCGGTTTCTTTGGCGCGGCTGTAACGGGCCTGCGCCTGGTTTACGGCGTCAAGCTGTCGCTGCTGTTCGGCAAGCTGGCGGTTGTATTGCGCGGTGCGCTGGTTGATCTGTTCCGTCGCCCGGCTGGCGCTGCTGATCGCAATGCCTTCGCTGTAGAAGCTGGCGCGCAACTGGTTAAGCTGCGTCTGCTCGCCTTTCTGCTGCTGGGTTAACTGGCGAATGGCTGCACGTTGCTGATTGAGGGCGGCAACTTGTTCGGCGCTGCGCTGGCGTAACGGGCCGTAAGCAGCCGCCATTTGCCGGGCCTGTTCTTTCGCTTGGGCCAGTTGTTCGGTGGTTTTTTTATTGGCTGCGGTGAGGCGGTCAAAGCTGGTTGCTTGACGCTCAAGCCCTTTAATGCTGGTTTTGGTCTGGTTGATTTGAGATGCCAACGCGGCGGCACTCTGGCGCGCCGCGTTGACAGGGCGGGACATATTATTCAGGGCGCTGAATGCCACCCTGATATTTAAATTGCGGTCTGCCATTTAGTGATCTCCACCACTGCGCGCAGCCGCCTGATCACGCCATAACAGTATTTCCTGTACCGTCATGGCGTCCATCTCTACCGGCCGCCAGTGGAATATGACGGCGATATCTGCCATCAGGTCTTCTATGCGTTCGCAGGGGCATCGGATGATTCGTTGCCCGTATCCGTCGCGGTCAGATCCGAAGAGGGTTGCAAAAAATCAACCACCGCGTTGGCTAGCTGGCAAAAATCCCAGGTATCCATTCGGGCAATCTCATCGGCAGTTAATGCCGGAGCGGTAACGCGGGGCAGAAGAATAACCAGCGCGTCATAGTTGGACGTCAGCACATCATAGGCTTTTAAGCCACGCAGTGATCCAGCCTGTTTAAGCACGGAAGTGATTGCCACTTCGGTGATTTTGGTCTTACCGCGCGTAATAGGGACGGTAAGAATAACGGTGTTTTCTTTGGTCTTGCTCATGGTGCCAAGTTTCCTTATAGGCCGATGTTAGCGCGGTGTTTTTCTAGCACATCCACACCGGCAACTTTGTAGATCATGTTGAGCACATCAACTTCGATGATCTCTTCGCCGTTGATGGTCAGCTTGTAATAGGTGTTTTTCAGGGTGTACTTATGCGAAGTGTCATCTCCGACTTTTGCCGAACCGAGATCCAGTTCAGTGAAGCGGCCACGTGTCTGGATTTCGCACGGTACAGCGTCGCCGGTTGCGTCGTCCTGATAAGAGCCAGCAAAACGTGTTTGCATCCCGTCCGCAGTGGTAACGCCCCATTTTTTCAGCAATCCGGCATCCAGACCGCCAAGCGTGATATCCATATCCAGAGCGCCAGCGTCGAAGCCCAGATCCACCGCAACCGAACCAGGCATACCACCCGCCTGATAGTCTTCGATTTTTTTGGTGAGTTTGGCGGGGGTGATTTCCGGAACCATGCCGAAGTAGTTATCCCCGTCAAAGAACATATTGAAATATTTGAGTTTCTTAGGCAGTGCCATAAGCGCCCCCGGTTAGTTGTTCACTGCGCTGGAAAACGTAGCGAAGTAGGTATCAGTAAACGTCTGGATCAGGCTGAGATTTTCCAGCGGTGGAACCGGCGTATAGTCGTAATTAATGGTCAGTTGACCATTGCGCAGGTTTTCCGTGGTGTTCGGTTCAGGGTCGTACCAGCAGCGGGCGCCCAGCAGTTTGCCTTCCGTCACATAAGCGGTCAGCTTCTTGTTGATGCCGTCCACGATGTCCTTAACCAGCGACGGGGTAAGCGGTTTATCAACATAGTAGAAGTGGGCTTCAGCGACGGTATCAGCAACGATCTGCGCGGTTCGGGTATAACTTTCGAAGATGTACGTTTCCTTGTCGCAGGTACGCGATCCCCAGATGCGGTAGCCGTCCTGCTTGATCAGCGTGGTAACGCCTGCCGCATTCAGTTCGTCAGCGTCGGTATCGGTGCCCTGCAACGTGAAATAGATGTCCCGATCCATCCCAAGCACGTTATTAACGGGCACGTTGGAAATGGTTTTATGCCAGCCCTGCGTTGCGTCGATTCTGGCGCGCATCCCAACAGCATGAGCGCCTACGGGCACGGTGGCATTGGCCCCAGCGTTGGTGTCGTAGCAGATGAAATTAGGCCAGATGACCATCATTTCACGCTGTGCAAACTGTTCGCGGTAGGTCTTCGCTTCGGCAATCGTATTGCAGCCGTTCGCGGCTACATATGCGAACGCGCGCAGTTTTTCCGCAATGACACCGAGTTGTGCGGCTACTGCTTTCGTATCAAGTCCGGGAACAGCCAGGACGCGCGGGCGTACGCCTACGCGCATTTCGGCAGACAGCAGCGCGTACATGCCGGTAAAGCGCCCGTTTGCATCGGTGCCGCCAATGACCAGTTGATCCTGTGTCGGAGTGGTGTCGCCTTCTGGCGGAACAATTTTTGACGCATCGGCAACGCGGATCACAATGGTTTGCGGGCTGGTCTGGTCTGAAATCGCTTTCAGGGTGGTATACAGGGTGCCGGTTTTGCCTGCCTTGCCCAGCATGTTAGCCACGCGGGTGATCAATACAGGTGTATCCAGCGGGAACGCTGTTTCGTCCGCATCATCAGCGGTGCAGACAACGCCGATCACCGCCGAATCAATGTCGGTGATCATCGTGCTAAGGTCGGTGGTTTCCGTGACGGTTACACCGTGATGGTAGTTAGTGGCCATGTATTTGCCTCGCCAGTTTAATGACTGCGAATATCATTGCGGCAATGGCAGGCCGATGCGATGAATAAGGGTTGTCAGCAACCTGCAACAATGACGGGGCGTTGTTCATGCGCGCGCGCGTGGCGACGATGTACCCCATCATGATGAAGGGGTTGATATGGACACGACAGAAAACAGATATTCGCCGCGCCCGGCGTTCAGTATTGAGATTGAAGGTAAGCAGCTTACGGCGCTGGATAACCGGCTGATCTCCCTTTCCCTGACAGATAATCGGGGCTTTGAAGCGGACACGCTGGATCTGACTCTGGATGATGCAGACGGGCAGGTAGCATTACCATCACGCGGCGCAAAGATATCGGTGGCGCTGGGCTGGGATAATGATCCATTGGTTTTTAAGGGCGTGTATACGGTTGACGAGATCGGACACGCTGGCCCGCCTGACCAGCTAACGATCAGTGCCAGAAGCGCAGATTTCCGCGATACCTTCAACGTGAAAAGGGAATATAGCTGGCACGATATTACCGTGGGGGATGTGGTCGCCAGCATTGCCAGCCGCTACGATCTGCGTGCGGGTGTCAGCGAAGAACTGGCGAAGATTGAGATAGACCACGCCGATCAGACGAGTGAATCAGATATCAGCTTCTTAACGCGCATGGCCGAAATGCTGGGCGCGGTGGCAACCATTAAAAACGGTATGCTTCTGTTTATCACGCCGGGCAAGGGAGTGACGCAGAGCGGCAAGCCGCTGCCGGTGATCGAGATAGTCCGGTCAAGCGGTGATAAACATCGGTTTAACGTAGCTGACCGTGACGCGTACACGGGCGTAACTGCATATTGGCTTGATCTCAACTTTGGCAAGAAACCATCCACTACCGTGAAGAAAACCACCCGCAGGCGACGAACCAGCCAGGCCAAAAAGAAAGAACCCGCATCAAGCAAAAAAGAAGGGGATTATCTGGCAGGGGCCGAAGGTAACGTTTTTGTTATCCGTAAAACCTTCAAGACGGAAAAGGCGGCGAAGCGGGCCGCTGCGGCTAAGTGGCGGGAGTTGCAGCGTGGAGCAGCGACGTTCAGCATCACCCTGGCGCGTGGCCGCGCAGATTTGTACCCGGAACAGCCCGCCAGCGTCTACGGCTTTAAGTCCACGATCGACAGTGGAAACTGGACGATAACGCGGTGCGTTCACGATGTTGGCGGGGGAGGGTTTACCACGTCGCTGGAACTGGAAGTAAAAATCGACGACTGGACAGCGGAGAGTGACGATTCAACGTCTTAAGCGTTATACTTGCGTTGATATTAACCAGTCCTGAAAGGAGGCCCGCGTATGGCAATGCGCTGTCCTCGCTGCCGTGCAATAGCAAAAACCAGAACCAGCGTTGAGCTGAGTTTGCTTGTACGGCGCAGCTATCACCAGTGTCAAAATATGTTGTGCGGGTACTGTTTCACCAGCATGACGGAAATAGACGGTTCACTAAATCAGACTCAGCCAGCGCCCGGCGCGATGGTGCCACAAGAAGCTTTTCCACGAAGTCACCACGGCGAAGATCAGTTATCTCTGGCACTCTAAAATAACCCGCCTATATGGCGGGTTTCTTATACCTGTTACGCTTGATATTATTTTTTTACTTTCACGATGGTGCTTAAAAGGTAGGGATATGAAAAAGTTAATCATGGTACTTGCGCTGTTTAGCCTTGTTGGATGTAAGCCCGGCGCTGATAAAGCTGTTGAATTGGGGCAGAAAGAAGTTGCTTCAAGTATGCGCGATCCTGATAGCGCGAAATTCAGGTATTTACGTTTCGTTCAGAAAGATGAAGCTGCTGATGGTGCTGTTGTCGGTTACGTATGCGGGCAAGTAAACGCCAAAAATGCGTTTGGTGCGTATGCTGGTTTTGCGCCTTTTGAAATGGAATTGTCGATGAAGTCGAAGGGGTTCTTCTCAAAAGGGGTGACTTACTCTGTATTTAACAAGCAACTGTATTCGGATCCAGGACAGGTGAACATGGCCGAGTATGCGAAGAAGTGCGGCCCTGATCAATAGGTTGCGTTTTAGGCAAGTGTTTGAAGAGGCCGGGCAGAAGCCCGGCTTTTTTTATGTCGAAGTGTAGTCAAAATGTAGACGAAGATTAGAATAACTCCTTTTATTCCATTGTGTTACTGGCTGAATTTCTTCACCATCCCTGTCTTCCCCCACATGATGTGGGGTTTTTTTTTATCAAGGACTTAGAAAAAATCCCTTATAAATCAATCCTCCTTGCAATAGCCATAAGCCGTTACAAGAAGGATATAGCGTTACGGGTGTAGACAAGATGTAGACAACATTGTCACACCGCCAGCCCACCGCCGAGAGGGTTTAACGTTACTGCATGTTGCAGGTAATCGGGGGCAAGGTGAGCATAAACCATCGTCTGTTGTATGCTGGCGTGCCCCAGAATTTGCTGTAACGCAATAATATTTCCCCCGTTCATCATGAACCAGCTTGCGAACGTATGCCGAAGCACATGCGTGGCCTGCCCGCGTGGTAAATCGGGCTTAACCTGTCTGAGCCGTTCGCAGAAGTTTTCATAATCAACTTTGAACAGTGGCCCGGTGTCGCTGGTCTTGATCTCTTTCTCCAGTTCTTCCGATATCGGAATCGTGCGTTTTTTCCCGTTTTTGGTCTTAAGGAACGTCACGCGCCCGTGATTAACCTGCTCACCTCGCAGCGTGCTGCCTTCGCCCCAGCGTGCACCGGTGCTTAAGCATAGCAGTGCTACGCGTCTATCGTCGCCGGTCAGAGTATCCAGCAATCTGCTGATCTCTGCTTTGGCGAGATAGGTCATAGCTGGCGGTGCTTCTTTCAGTGGTTCCAGACCCTTGCAGGGGTTGTCCTTCCTGAACTCTTCCAGCTTTATCAACGTGCTGAACATCCCGGACAAACGGTAAATATCCCGGTTGATCGTTGCTGCGCTGATACCGTCTTCCAGCCGTTGGCTTCGGTGCTGTGCAATCATTCGCTTGTTCAGTCGGTTAACGGCTGGATCACCCAGTGCCCTGATTGTTTTATTCAGGTGCCGCTTTTCAATCTCGCCATTTACCTGAGTCTGTCCATACAGCAGCCACCAGGTATCTAACAACTCGCTTAAGGTGCGGCGGTCAACGCTTGCGCCCAGCCATTCTTTTTTGTCGGCGTTCGCTAATACATAACGCTCAAAAAGAACCGCCTCTTGTTTCTTCTCAAATCGCCTACGAATGCGTTTTCCGTTACGTCCGCGCGGCCATACGTCTACTTCATATTGACCACCTTCGAGCTTCTTAATCGACATAAGAAAGCCCTCCGGCGTTTATTTCCCCATCCTGGTAACAGATAATGAAAATGTAATGTTTATAAAGGGTTAACCAGTTTGTGTCTCTGAGCGGCCTGATCCAGTTGACTCTGGCCCAATGTGTGCGAGGGCCGGTGCGATTTGACCAGCTTGTGGGGCGGTCTTGTCAGTCATTAGCCAGAGCGTATATTTTGCGAAACGTGAATGCTGCGTGATCTTAAGCAAGATATCACTACCAATGCTCTCCACTCTTCCTGTCTCGTAATACTTCTGCGTGCCTGCAGGTATTCCAGTTAATTCAAAGAATTGCTGCCTTGTTAACCCCTCCGCATCCCTGATAGCTCTGATTTTTTCACCCACGCCGCTTGACGGGGTAGGGATTTCTACCATAACATTCTCCTTAAGGGTGGTAATCTCTACCATGAGCAACCGCCAATATAAGCAGTTACAAGCCGAAATAGGCGCTTTGCGCCTAATTATGGAGGTTAGCACAAATGGTCATGAAACATGAGGGAAGGGCGTTCATTGAAGTCACTGATACGGATTCGAACAGCATTATGATCCGGCTAAATGCGATTGCATCACTGCACGATCGCTGTGATTCCAGAATGATTGGGCTGAGTTCTGGAGAGTTCGTCCACACTCGTCTTTCTATGGCGGGCATTGAGGAAAGACTACGCCAAGCGTATGAATGGATTGAGCAACAGCAGACGGCTAAACCCGATGAAACTATCAGTTTTAGAAAGTCATATAGTGGTTCGGGTGAATGCAATAAAAGGGCGGGGGGGCTCACTCCTGTTTCTACGCCTTTTTCTTCCGAAGATTTAACGGCTCGCGACCTTATTCAAGTATTGAATTCAATTTTTTGTGCCGTAATGGAAACATCGAGTGATATCAATAAAAAAATCAGTCCTCAGAATTTATTAAAGGTTATGAAAGCGCTTGAGTTATTAATGAAGCCATCTGATTAAGGCCGGTTCCCCGGCCATGATTTAGAAAAGTTCGCAAATGAAATCGAGTGGTGTGTAAGGATATTTTTTCTTAAGTTTTGCGCTTACCACTTCGTGTAGCTCTCGTAACTCTTTATTTCCTTCGTGGCTAGTTGTGGGAAGGGATTCATCTAAAAGAGCATCGAGTGATTTAAGAGATTCAATGATTTTTTGTCTTTGATCCATGTTTTTATCCTTGATGGGTGATGGTTATGCCGTTCACTTCTTGGCCGAAGATGGCATAGCGAAATTACCACAAAACCATGCGCCGGGCATGGCTAAAAATCCCGGCATAATTTGACATGAGGAATTAATACTATGACAGACAAAGAGTTAGAGGGATTCATTGAAGTGCGTCACGCTGTTGATGCGGTTCCATACCCGAAATTTGCCGAGTTAATCGGTAAGAAGCCCGCCACGGTCAAGAGCATGATTGATGACGGTAAGTTGCCGATCATCCCGTGGAAGAACCCGGAAAGCCTGGGCGCCCGCGCTGAAAACTGGATCTATATTCCTGAGTTCAACCGCGCTATGCGCGACGCCTATTACAACCGTCCGAGAGAACAGCGCGACGCTTGGTTGTTGTGGATAGGTCTTTGAGGTTATCGCGATGAGCCAGAAAACAGCCAACCATGAAAACCGGGTGCGTGAATGCAACGACATTCTGGACACCCATTTAAAAGATATGCAAACGGGCTTCATGATTCGCACCAATAGCGGCGAGTTTATGATCAGGGATAAAAAGCTGATTAAGAAAATAACCAAAGATGTGGCCAGCCATGTTGATGGTGAATTACTTAAATTGGGAATGTGAGGGGGCTTTTGTGGCTGTGCAATTAATACAGTTAAGTCGTCACTCGTATTTATATCGTGGCTTCACTATTCAGAAATGCCCGCGTAATCCTTTTACGTTTAAGCACTCTTATCGTATTTCCAGCAATGGCGATTATTACGGGCGTGACTTTGCTTTAGCGGAAGCCATGCGCACGGTTGATCAGATGTATAAACAAGGGGGCAGTAATGCACGATGAAGGCCCATCACTGGCAAGCCTGCTTAAGTACGGGTGCCAGGTCACACACTTCAAGAACTCACGCGGTTGGCTGGAAACACCGGACGGAAGATTTTTTAAGCCCGAACCGGCGAAGGTTCAATTTATCAAAGGTAAAAATAAACCGTTTATTTATATCCAAAGAATAAATAAAGGCTTCCTGCTTACACTGGCTGAATTATTTAAAAAGCTAATTAAGTAATTCGGTTTTAAAAAATCAACTCTGTTTTCTCCGCTTCTTTATTAAGTGGCGGCGGTTCCACTCATTCTTTTTTTGAGGAAGAGATTATGACCAGACGTGATCAATATAGCTTCATTTTGCATGTTTTTTTACCTGCTGTTGAGCGTGAAGGACTGACGATTAAAACCCGCCGAGATGGTGAGTTAACCCTTTCTTCTGACGATCCCTCTGTTTCCTGCTTTATCGACGATATGCGCCAGCGCCTTACCACGGCGTTGCAGCGTCCGGCTGTTCCATCTTCCCCTTACGGAGTCCTGTAAAATGATCCGCCCGTTCATCAAATGGGCAGGGGGTAAAACCCGTGTCCTTCCTGACCTGCTGCCGCACCTTCCTAAAGCCGACTGCCTGATCGAACCATTCGTAGGCGGCGCATCGGTATTTCTGGCGACTGAATACCGCCGCTATGTGCTGGCTGATATCAACCAGGATCTTATTAACCTCTATCGCTGCGTAACCAGTTACACGGATCTTGTTATCGAAGCCGCGCAGGAAATCTTTGATAAATTCAACAATGACGAGGGTTACGCAAAGATTCGCAATGATTTCAATTATCAAAGGCGATCCGCGCGTATGTGCGCGCATACGCTGGAGAACATCGGACGCGCTGCGCAATTTCTCTATCTGAACCGCCATTGTTATAACGGTGTTTGCCGTTACAGCGAGAAGACCGGCTTTAACGTGCCTTTTGGCAAGTATAAGAACGTCTACTTTCCTGAAAATGAAATCCGCTTGTTTGCCGAAAAGGCCAACGATACAAAGGCGATATTCCTTTGTGCGCCGTTCCAGCGTTCCCTACAGATTGTCACTGGCGGCGATGTTGCCGTTTACTGCGATCCGCCCTACCTGCCTGCGAGTAAAACAGCCAACTTTACCCAATACCACACCGAACCATTTACGGAGGACAACCACCGCCAGTTAGTCCAGGCACTGCTGGAAGTTAACCGTAAGCATGGCGCGAAGGTCGTTATTTCCAACAGCGACACCGAAGCCACCCGCGAGATTTACCACCCCTTCAAGTTGCACGAAATTAGCGTGCAACGTTCCGTCAGCACTGACAAAGACAACCGCCAGAAGGCCAAAGAAGTGATCGGCGTTCTTCCTGTCTGTGATGGCTGCGGGCGTTATGACGGTGGTCACTGCGCGCAATGTTGCCCAGGTATCGCCGCATGTGAAGAGGGCTGGTCGTTTGATTGTTGCGGCAATTGCGACATTTGCGAGCCGTCTGATAACCCAGAAACGTGGTAATAGCGAGAGATCCGCCATGACTGCCTATTACAACGAAATCGATCCCTTCGCCGCGCAATGGCTGCGCAACCTGATCGACGCTGGGCACATCGCCCCGGGCGTCGTTGACACTCGCTCAATTGAGGAAGTAACCGCAAATGACCTTAAAGGATTCACGCAATGCCACTTCTTTGCCGGGATCGGTGTGTGGTCTTACGCCCTGCGCCGCGCAGGATGGCCCGATGATCGCCCCGTCTGGACAGGTTCATGCCCCTGCCAGCCTTTCAGCGCCTGCGGAAAGCGACAGGGATTTGACGATCCCCGCCATCATTGGCCCTCATGGGGTCACCTTATTAAGGTGTGTGCGCCTCACGTTGTCTTTGGGGAACAGGTTGCAAGCAAAGACGGCCTCGCATGGCTCGACGCTGTACAGGCTGATCTGGAAAACGCGGATTATGCCTTCGCAGGTTTCGATCTCTGCGCTGCGGGCTTCGGTGCCCCGCACATCCGCCAGCGCCTCTTCTGGGTGGCCGACGCCGACAGCGAATTCATGGAAACATCCATCGAATGCGGGGAGAGAGGGCGGGTTGAACTTGCAGACGGCGGCGGCTTTATCGGGATGGACTACGCCGAGTGCGAGCGACGGCACACGGGGCGGAACCGGGATTACTCCGGGTATGTCCGGCAGCAGCTTGGCGCAATTAGTGAAGCTGGCCGGTTGGCCCACGCCAACAGCGACGGACGGAAAGGGTGGTTATCAGGGTGGGAGAGTTCGAAACGGGAAGCTATCAACGGATCGGTTGGATGTAACAGCGCAGCTTGCGGAACCAATGCGGTTAACGGCTTCTGGGGATCTGCTGACTGGCTTTTCTGCCGGGATGGAAAGTGGAGGCCAGTTAAACCCGGAATTAGCCCTTTGGTTGATGGGGTTGCCGGACGAGTGGGCCAGCTGCGCGCCTACGGTAATGCCATCGTTGCGCCGGTCGCGGAAGCGTTCATAGCTGCGTATCTGGATTGTGCACAATGACCACGGCAACCCGTGGCCGTCGCGGCCCCTTCCCGCCCCCGGTAGTACAGTGTAAGCCTGTAGATTCGGAGTGGTATAAACCGCAGTGGTTTAAGCCACGCCAGGCTATTGGTCGTGATGTGCTGCCATCTTGTCGGGGCTTTGATTACCTGACACCGGACGGCACACGACAGCATATTGATATCGCTGACCTGCGCGAAGAGAACGAAAAGCCGGAACGCAGCAAGCTGCTGCGTCGCCGTCTGGCTTCTCTTCCGCAATATGTCCGCCGCCACTTTGCCGCGAAGCTTGATGCGCTGGACGCGAAAGACCGCAAAGCGGCAGATCACTGGCTGGTTAATACCTTTGAGCGCCACGTATTAACACGTATTGATAGCGTGAACAGTGTTTACCAGCCTGACACTGTGATGCCTGGCATTCTGCTGCCAATCCGCGATCAGCTTTTCCGTATGCTTTGGGCAGGGAAAAAAGAGTTAAAAAGACTGGCTTATACGCTTGCCGATATCTTTACGAGCGAGTTTATACGCGAGTCCGATCACCAGTTGGCGCGCACCGGCGATCCTGAGTTCGCGGCGCTTTCAGGTTATGGCCGTATTGCGTCGCTGGCGGTGCATCTAAAAACGCCGATCCCCGGTTGGACAGCGTATTGCAATGAAGAACTTGAAGCGGAGGACGCGTTACGCGCGGTTCTCCGTCTTGAGTCACCGCAATGGTGGTTAAACCGCCTGCGCCGTATCCATGCCCGGTGGCGTGAGCACTTGATGATCGCAGCGGGATACGTCCAGAAAAAATCTTCCCCATACAGTAGCGCCCCGTGCCTTACGGAATGGCTGGCCCAGAAAAAGGCTAACCGTGAATACCTTAAGGCTATGGAACTGGAAGACCAGGACACGGGCGAGCGTATTTCACTGATCGATAAAGTCGCCGGTAGTGTTGCCAATCCGGCCAACCGTCGCCGCGAACTCATGACGAGAATGCGCGGATTTGAAGATCTGGCGAAGCTGGAAGGGCTGGCTGGTGACTTCTACACGCTGACAGCACCTTCCCGTTACCACTCCATGCAGCATAACGGGCGCCGCAATAATAAATACTGTGGCGCGTCGCCGCGCGAGACGCAGCAATATCTTTGCAAAGTCTGGGCGAGAACCCGCGCAGCGTGGAAGAGAAAAGGGATCCGCGTCTTTGGTTTCCGCGTGGTCGAACCGCACCACGATGCCACGCCACACTGGCATTTACTTCTTTTTATGCGCCCGGAATGCGTCGAGCAGGCGCGCGAAATCTTCCGTAAATATGCCCTGAAAGAAGACGGCAACGAACCGGGTGCGCAGGAAAACCGCTTTCAGGTTGTGCCGATCGACGATGCCCACGGCAGCGCAACCGGCTACATAGCGAAATACATTTCGAAGAATATCGACGGCTTCGCGCTGGATGGTGAGACAGACGACGAAACCGGGGAAGACCTGAAAGAAATGTCACTTCGCGTTAGCGCGTGGGCATCGCGCTGGGCTATTCGCCAGTTTCAGCAGATCGGCGGTGCGCCGGTCACGGTATATCGCGAACTTCGCCGCCTGGGCGATCGCGAACTGGTGTTACACCCTGAACTGGAAACCGCCCGGCAGGCCGCTAACGGTGGCGAATGGGATAACTACGTATTAGCCCAGGGTGGCCCATTGGTTGAGCGCGATAAGCTGCGCATCCGTCTGAATTATGAAACCACTGAGAACGGCAACGCCTACGGCGATAACGTCCAGCGAATCACTGGTATTTACTGCCCGATTACGGGCAATGACTCTTTGATCTTCACCCGCACCACTCAATACAAAATCGTGCCGAAGCGCCAGAGCGCTGACGGTGTGGCCGTTGACGTTGGTTTTTCAGGCGGCAGCGCCGCCCCTCGGAGTTCTGTCAATAACTGTACGCGGGATCCCGCGGTAGGTGCTGACGGTGTTGAACATGCCGCCAGCGAAGCTAAAGGACAGTCAGAAATGACTGTGCCAGCTGAGGGCGTGACGGTGAATTTTGATGCGCTTTCACGGCAGAAAAAGCGAGAGTTGGCGCAGCAGCTTAGTGACGATGTGCGAAGTAAGCGTAAAAAACGGCCACCGGAACGGGAAGAGGGAGCCGGGCTATCCGTGAAAGAGCAGCAGATCAGTGAACTGCTGGGACTGCGTGAGATTGATGCCAGCGCCGGAATGGTCAGATCAATGATGGCCGGTGCGTCAGTGGCGTGCGGTGATCTTGTTATGACCGTGCAGGATGGGCGGCTGGTATCCCGCAACCGCGCCGCGTCCGGGCTGGGTAAGCTGCCGTCGCAGGTGATGGCGGCGAAGCAGAAAACAAGCGACCTCGTGAACAGGATGAAGGCTGCATTTACGGGGCGGAAGTAGAGCGCCGATCGGCATGGTCGGCTTTGACAGTGTGGTACCCAGAGGGAGGTTTAGAGGATGAGAATCCGTGTTGAGTTTAATTGTGAAGATGGTCGCGCAACCGCTGAAATAACCGGTTGGCGCTGGTGCGCAGATGAAATGATTGATTTCGTTGGCGTGCTAAAAGAGCGTTTTTTTAGTGCCGAGCAACCAGTAAAGGTAAAAGTTAGCCTTCGAGTGCTGCACGCGATTGTCAGGCTGGAAGGTCATTCATCACAACAGCGGTTTGCGCCAAAACAGAACCAATTGCCACCGCGCAAACCTTGAATAACGCAGTGTTCCGGAAAATACCGCCATTTTCGGCAGTGTTGGCCATATATCGAGAACCGTCATTTTTAACAGTGCTGCAGGTTGTTCGAAATGACAGTGTCAGCTGAGGACGAAAGAGAATGAGCTATCTGGGAAGCAAAGCGGCGAGCGGGGTTTATCAGAAGATTATTGCTGAAATGCCACCGCACGATACCTACATTGAAACCCATCTCGGAGGTGGGGCGGTGATGCTGCGTAAGCCACCGGCGATGTGCAATATCGGGATCGATGTTGACGGGCAAACACTTGAAGATTTCGCACATGAACATAATCGCCTTTACATTGATCTGGTTCGGGCTGACGCGGTGGACTATCTGAACCATTACGATTTTTACCGTGCTGGCCGCGTCCTGATCTATGCTGATCCGCCGTATCTGCATGAAACCCGCACCGGAAACGCGCGATATCGCTATGAATATTCGGTTGCTGATCATGAGAGGTTATTGTCCTGCTTGGTCAGCCTGCCGAAAAACGTTTCCGTCATTCTGTCCGGCTACCCATCGCAGCTTTATGACGAGCGGTTAACAGGCTGGAGAAGCAAAGAATTTCAGGCCATGACGCGCGGCGGCGTGCGAACAGAAAAAATCTGGATGAACTACCAGGAGGGGCGCGCATATTCCCACGCATTTGCCGGAAAAGACTACAACGATCGGTACCGCATTAAGCGCAAAGTTGAGCGCTGGCGCGCGAAATATGCCTCGCTTCCTCCTACTGAAAGGCTGGCGATCATGGTGGCTTTGAATGAGGTAGATAGTGGGGCTTGATTGTGTTTGGAAATTAAGCGGAACACTAGATGTTGTATGGTGTCTAAATAATATGAACACATACTGCAAAAACGGTTGATATGGTTCATGCTTTACTATACATAACGTGTCTAGTTGACACATTCAAGCACCCTAAGAGTGCGAAAGATAGCAAGGAAAATCTTGCTGTCTCTTTATCCTACTGTTTTGAGTGGTTTTTTCTGGGTTTGAGGCCTAACAAAAGGAGGCGGATATGTCATTTGCATTCGGATTGCCATTGTCCGGCGCTATGTTCAGTTCAAGGGAGCGACTGACCAAGGCTCTGAAAGACAACAAAGACAGCTATACCATCAGCCGCGATGGACATGTTTCTCTGAACCTTAACGATGCTGAAGTAGTGAAAGCTATTGCTCGTCAGATTGAAAAGCTCGGAGATATCAAGGAAGAGAGCGGAAAAAAAGGTTAATGAATACAATTATCTTGGCTATCGCCCTGATTAGCGGTTATCTGTATGTGACCCGGTCAGTATCTGCAAGATACATATTTAAGCGTTCCGAAGGTTGGGACGCTTATTTTTATGTAGCGGCTTGGGGTGTACTGTTTACCTTAGTTGCTTGGATGTTATGCTCTTTCCTCAGTGTGTTAGGGCTTTTCCGATGGGCGTATAATTTTCTTCTGGCCCATGATTTCATCGAACAAGATTCTATCAAGCGCGTTTTCCCTCTCTCCCCTACGGAACAATTCAAATTTGCAGATTTCAAGTTTGCATTTTTTGGCGTTACTTCCATGTTTTTGGCATGGGCGTTTGGGCATCTTATGCGCTGGTATGTTTGCCACGATGAAGATCGTCGAATTGATGCTCTTGTTAAAGCCGTGCATCACGACCCGCTTGAGAGCCTGCTAATTGAAGCAGCAGTAAGAAAGTTTCCAGTGATTATTACTCTTGGGTCACGGAAATTTTATGTGGGTATCGTGGATTGTCCAAAATTCGAACATGGGAAAGCGGACTATTTGCAGCTTCTTCCCCTTTTGAGTGGATATCGTGATAAGGACACCCTTACTATCACTGTAACGACGAACTATAAAAGACATTACATCGATAGTGGAATTGTGGGTGGGCTTAATGGTGGGCCACTAACTTTGGCTGACTTTAGAACGCTAGTTCCGAAGGGCGAAATTGAAGGCATTTCATTTTTCGATACCGATACGTATTCCCAATTTAAAGCAAAAGAAGAGGTTGATCGCTCTGGGTCTACAACTCTTTCGCCTACTTTTATGCCTCGCGGAAGTGGGTCGCTACCATCGTCTTAATCATTCTTGAAGAGGGCCATTGCGGCCCTTTTTACTTGCACAAAAACAACGCATAAATCTGCATTGAAATGCACAAATTATTTGACTGTAGTTTTATCGGGGCAGGCCAGACGGGGCGGGCCTTCCGGTGAGCTGCACATTTGCACAAAAAAGCGGGGTTTCTGCGTGCG